AAAACAGGACGCCGCCGATTGTGTGTTCCACATTTCGATTTCGGCGGCCACGAATTTTGCCGGGAAACCGTACCGGGATGCCATCGTAGAGTATCTCGACTCGCAATTCTCACCTGTCTATTCTGGCGAGACTCGTGACGTATCGGCCATACCCGACTTAGCGACTACACATGCAACCGAGTATACCAATCTCCAGACAGGTGCGGTATTTGAGTCTCGTCAATCCGTGCGGTTCTCGGCAAACGATTCAAACGCAGCTAAGTGGGCTGCCATCCAGGCGGCCTACAATGCCGCATCCGCATCTATCTTGTCCGACATCCAGGCCAGGCTTGAGTTCTGGGGCCACAACGGCGCCGCAGTCTAGGAGAGAACATCATGGCGATAGCATGGGGCGCGGAAGTCGACTCGACACAGTTAACGACCGTGAGCACGGAACAATTTTTCTCTCAAGAGCCGACGCCACTACCTAACGAAATCGTACGCGTATCCATAACGGGCAACAGTAGTGGCACGACCGACAATCTAACGATATCGGTCTATTCGTCACTGGACGGAGTGGTCTGGACCACCGTCCCCGATTATTCGTTTGATCTTGATGTAACCGATGGGGCCGACAATATCGTCGAGTTCGTTGTGCATGACACGTATCAATTCCGCGTCGGGGTCCAACGCACGGGCAGCACCGATACCTTTACGGTCGACATGTCACACCGAATAGGAACCCAGTCCTGATGCCGATCCTGACTCCCATCCGTGGTCGACAGATCAACCGAGCCAGCCAACAGGCTCAGGGGTTGGTGGCGTTCTGGCCCTTCAACGAGGGGACGGGTGGAGTCGCGCGCGATCTATCGGGAAATGAGAATCACGGAACTCGAAACGGAACTGGGACATCTATCTGGGTGCCAGGTGACCGTGGATGGTCTCAGGATTTCAATAATTCGGACGACTACATTAGCGTATCGGATAATAATATTCTTGATTTCGGAACTAACGATCTGACGGTGATGGCGCGGATCAAGAGTGCATCCAGTGCGTTGCATAATCCGATAGTGGCAAAGCGGAATTGGACCGGAATAGGGCAGTGGATGTTCTACACTGCGTCCCTTAACGGTCGGCTGCGTGTTGCGGCGGAAGGATCATATGCCACTGCCAACACGATGATTGCAGGTGATGATCAGTGGCACGATTGTGTGTTTTGCCGCCGATCTGACGACTTGCAGTTTTTTCTTGATGGACACGGCGATGGATCTACATTCTCTTTTTTTTCAGGCATGACGTTAGACAACACTAGTGAGTTGGCTATCGGCGATAGCGACTTGAGCTCGGCGCGATATTTCGACGGATTGATTGGCGAAGTACGTGTCTACAACCGTGCCCTCTCGGCCAGTCAAATCCAATACCTCTACCGCGACCCGAACGAGATATTCCGCCGCACGAGCGTAAGCGTATTGGTGTCGGGCGCAGCCGGGACGGTCGTTCCGGCCCTTGATGTAGGCATGCTAACCGGCGGCCTGCAACCTTTATCCGGAGGTCTTGAATAATGCCTGACTTCGGTGTGAATGCGGGGGATACCAACCTAACGATCTACGTACGGCTGCGCGACTCAACGACCGGTCTGGCGCAGACGGGCTTGTTGTTCAACTCGGCTGGCGCGGTCTGTAGTTACGTCCTTCCCGCAGCCGCGCGGGTTGGCATAACGCTAGTGACCCAAACGGTAGCGGGTGCCCACACGGATGGAGGATTTGTAGAGGTAGATGCAACCAATGCCAAGGGGCTCTATCGTCTTGACCTTACCGATGCGGCAGTAGCGTCCGGGTCCTTCACTTTGATCTCTATCGAGTTCAATGGCGTCATTGAGGAGACGATCCTGATACCGCTTGGGCCCCGAGACGCCAACCTGACCGAGATGGGAGGAGTCGCGCAATCCGCGACGGACCTGAAGGATTTCGCCGACGCGGGCTACGATCCTGTGACCAAAAAGGTGCAGGGCGTAGTGTTAGTAGACACCACAACGGTCAACAGTGACATGGTCGGTACCAATAGCGCTGCACTTGCCTCGGTCGCGACAGAGGCGCGACTGGCGGAACTTGATGCGGCGAACCTCCCGGCCGACTTGGATGCGGTGTTAGTCGACACCGGCACGACTCTCGAAACTCACCTGACGGACATCAAGGGCGCGACGTTTGTCGCTGGGACCGATAGCCTAGAATCCGTCCGTGACCGCGGCGACGCCGCCTGGACGACCGGGAGCGGTACGGGCCTGACTTCTCTTGCGACCGGTACGGCGCAGGGCGGCGCGGCAGCCTCGGTCACGCTCGCGGTAGGTGCTAGCAGTATCAACAGCTATTACGATTTTGCGCGAGTCATTATCACCGGCGGTAAGGGAGTGGGCCAGTCACGTTTCATAACCAGCTACACAGGGTCTAGCAAAATAGCGTTTGTCAACCGCAGTTGGGTTCTACGAAATCCAGGCGGCCGATAGTGCGGCGGGATGGTTGGCCAATAATGTGCTAAATTCGACATCGCTGGACCTCACCGCGACCAACGAAATCCGCGATGCGATCCTATCCGACAGCATACCTTTTGCCGGTGCGGATGTTGCGGCCATTTTGGTCGATACCAATTCTCTCAACGATGCGAAGATCCTCCAGGCTCTGAACATTACCGCTAGTGGCAACATAGGAATCGACTGGGCGAACGTAGAGAACCCCACTAGTGTGGTGGACCTTGCCGCGACGGATATCAACTTGGTCGATATTCTCACGACCTACACGGGAAACACTGTACAGACTGGCGATTCCTTCAGCCGGATTGGTGTTGCGGGCGCGAGCTTGACGGACCTCGGCGGCATGTCGGCCGGCATGAAGGCGGAAATGTTGGCGGAGGTTAACATTGCGTTGGACGCCGCTATCGCAGAGTTGGGCGTCGGCGCGCCGGCCGCCACGCCATCGATCCGAACCGGGCTAATGCTACTGTACATGACTCTCCGAAACCGGACCGACGTCCAGACATCCGGAGCAGACGCGCTGGACGTCTATAACGCGGCCGGCACTAAGATTGCGTCCAAAGTGTTAACGGATGCCGCTGGAGATTACAGCGAAGCCCAAATGGTGTAGTGCACTATATGGCCATCGATACACGCCTAAAGCGAGCAGCGGTACCGGGCGTCGGCAGACCCTGGATGCGAGGCAAAATGCCAAACGCCGCGATGGACCAGGCCTGGCGCATTGCGTCGGGCAACGCTTATCCGGGCAATCCCATTATCGCAACGGCTCCACCATCAGGTACCATTACGGTGGGGTTTGCCGCGACCAGTCCGGGCGCGGCCTACATCGCGACCAGTCCGGGCGTGAACTTTACGGGTAATTGACATGTCCATCGCCAAGATCGCCACGGTAGCGGGCGAGGAATCAACGTTCGCCGTATCGGCTACCTTCACGGATGATGCAGGCACGCCTGTAGCGCCCGATACGCTGACCTGGACCCTAAGTGATCTGGCGGGATCGATCATAAACGGGCGAAATCAAGTATCGGTTGCATCGCCTGCCGCCACGACGACGATCGTGCTGAGCGGTGCCGACCTGGTATTGCAGGTCGGCGAAGTAAGTCATGGCAGCAGGCGATTTACCGTAGAGGGGACATACACGTCGTCGCTTGGCGCGGGTCTCCCCATAACGGGCGAGTGCGAGTTCGTGATCCAGGACTTTATCAATGTGTGAGCAGATGCGAGACCAATGATTTTGCGTCTTTGCAGTGCATGTGGCCGGCTTAATTGCGATTGTAAACATCGCACGCGAGAGATACGCGGCACCGCGACACAGCGAGGTTACAACAAGCGGTGGTCCAAACGAGCCAGGATGTTTCGGCAAAAGAATCCTTTATGCGCAGAGTGTTGGAAGGCCGGAATAATTAAGCCAGCAGACTGCGTCGATCACAAGATACCGTGGCGTGGTGACATGCGATTATTCTGGGACATGGACTTTTGGCAGTCGCTCTGCAATGCACACCATGGGCGAAAAACGCGATCCGAAACTTTGAGCCGGTAACGCCTTCTGCAAGGGTGGGGGTCTTTTTTTGGGCGCGATCGACTTTCGGAAACCGTCTCACATCGCGCGCACATTTTTGGGATGGTTTTTTTCGGTTTACACAGAATTTCATTGACATGGGTGGCAGACTCACAGGTTCGGCTGAGCCGACTGGCCGCATCAAGCCGCTACAGGACCTCAGTGCGCTGCATGAACCAGCGGTGCTCGCTGGATTGCGTGACCGGACTTGGGAGCCTAAGCCGGGTCGGGCAGGACTTCGGATTGCGACGAGCAAAGCCTGGAACGAATCGGATCACATGGCGATCGCTGCCGGATATCGGTTCTGCGAAAAGCGGGCGGCGCATTTCGCGGTCGTGTGCCACGATCACCTGCGGCTGTGGGAGGGCGAGTGGGCCGGGCGGCCCTTTGACCTGCTCGATTGGCAGCAGGATTGCACGGAGCGGTTATTCGGCTGGGTCGGCTGGAGCGATCACTACGGACGATGGACCAGGCGGTTCAGAAAGTGCAGCTTGTGGCTCCCCAAAAAAAACGGCAAGAGCCCTTTAGGCGCGGCTGTCGGGCTCTACCTACTAAAATGGGACAATGAGCGCGGGCAGAAAGTTTTCTCCGTGGCGAAGGATCGGGCACAAGCCTCGATCGTCCACGGTCACGCGGAGAAGATGGTCAAGGCGATGGGCCCGACGCTCCGCCCGCATTTTGGAATAAACAGGTCCACCGGTAGGATCGACTATCCCCTCGCTGACGCGTGCTACCAAATACTGAGCGGCGAGAATATTGCGGGGCAGGAAGGGCTCAACGGATCTGTGATCGTCGACGAGACGCACGTCGTCGACGAACGCACTATGTTGGCTTTGGCCGACATGGGGGCATCGCGATCTGAGTCGCTCCAATTCGAAATTTCGACGGTCGGGTCGGACCCGATGACGTACGGTCGAAAGCAATGGGACTATGGCCGGTCTATTGAGAGCGGCGAACAACTGGACCATGGGTATTTTTTCAAATCGTATGGTGCTCCGCAGTTCATCGCCGACGAGGAACTAATAGCGACGACCAAAAAAGGACAGCTACGGCAAAGGGTCGTGCGAATTTTTAAAGGCGCGAATCCGTCTTGGGGACAGACGATTGACCCCGCGGAGTTCGTCGCGGCGCATCAAAGAGCTAGGCGGTCGGTGGTCGATTGGGTGAATTTCAAGCAGCGGCGGCTCAACATCTGGCAGCAATCCGCACACCCATGGTTTGCTGGCGGCGTCTGGGAATCTTGCGGAGAGGGTTATGATGTGGAGGCGATGGCGGGACTTGGTGGCGGCGTGGGCATCGATCTATCGCGCAGCCGAGACATGACAGCTGCTGTATTTGTCGGTCGCGATGGCGACCTTTGGCGACATTGGCCCGTGTTCTGGCTGCCCGCGGAACGGGCCGAGTTTTTGCGCCATCGCGCGTGTATCGATGACTGGATTGCGGCGGGTCACATTCGGATTATCGCCGGCAAGACGATCAGACTGGATGTGGTTGAAGATGACATCGCGGAGCTCATCGACAAGATCGGGACCGAGTTGATATGCTTTGACCCGCGATTCTGTCTTGAGATGGCCGAGCATTTGGAGGCACGCACCAAGGTCGGTGTGGTGGAATTCCGTCAGACATTCAATGAGTACGGGCCGGCGACGGAGGATTATGAGCGGATGGTTGTGGCGGGTGAGCTGCGTCACCCGAACAATGACATTCTGACATGGCAGATCGGAAACGCCCAGATTGTCGAGCACGCTGGCTGCCGAAAACCAGTGAAGGATAAGCGGTGCGAGTGGAAAACAATCGATGGCGTTCAGGCAGCGGTCATGGGTTTAAAGGCCTGTCTGCTGTCGTCACAGCCGAAAAAAGTCAGTATGTTTGAGGAATGCGAACCTGCGTTTATCTAGCCATGCAATGGGTGACTGATATCGTTGGCATCACGGGCCTGGTTGTTCTACTGTGGGGTGCGTTCAGCGTGGGTATTGAAATTGGCTCCATGGTGTGCGGCGTCCTGATAATCGGGTGGGCTTTGCACAAGACGGTGGTGCAGCAATGATCTTGGACAGACTGTTCCAAAAACGATCGATTCAGAATCCGGCCGTTCCGTTGACCGGCAAGGCGATTATTGAGTATTTCTTTGGCGGCTCGAAGTCACGATCCGGGACAACGGTCACGACCGATGCCGCACTGGGCCACAGTCCGGTGTGGCAAGCGGTGAATTTACTCTCTGGAGATGTTTCGAAGCTTGATCTCGTAGCCTATCGGCGTCTCAATCCTCGGGGTCGTGAAGAGGCAATCAACCACCCTGCGTATCGTCTGTTGCGGCACAACACCGGGGAAGTGACGTCAAACATTTGGCTGCAATCCATGATGGCCCAGGCGTTGTTATATGGTAACGCCTACAGCACGATCGAGCGTACCACGACGGGACGCCCTCTCGTGATCCGGTTTGCGCCAACACGCCTTGTGACGCCACATCGGACGCATGGTCAGGTAGTGTACCAAATCGTTGACGCCGACAATCCAACGAAATACGAGACGCACAGCGGCGACGAGGTCTTCCATTTGCGTGGCCTGACGCTCGAATTGCTCGGCGGTCTATCGCTCGTGCAATTTGCTCGCGATACCATCGGCCGGAACCTATCGATGGAACGCTATGGCGATGATTTTTTCAGCGGGTCTGCCGTCCCGTCCGGGTTCTTCAAGCACCCCGGCGAGATGTCGCCCGAGGCGCAGGGTCGGTTTCTCGAAGCCTACCGTCGCCGACATGCGACGGAGGGACAGCGGTTTCGAGCAGGGATTTTGCCGGAGGGCATGGACTGGATGGCGGCAGGCATCACGCCGGAAGATGCGCTGCTGGTCGATCAGCTCAAGTTTGGCGTGCTGGAAGTTGCAAGGATTTTCAACCTCCCGCCCCACAAGCTGGGCGATTCTTCGAAGATCGCCTACAAGTCGATCGAGGAGGAGAACCGGGCATATCACGACAGCAGCCTCGGGATCTGGCTGCGGCGAATTGAATGCGAGTCGGATGACCGGCTGTTTACGGAGCAGGAAAAGGAGACGAGTGCGTACTTTGTGGAGTTCAACCGTGACGACCTCATTCGCGCTGATTTCGCCAGTCGCATGGTGGGGTACGAAAAGGCGGTCATGAACGGGATCATGACACGAAACGAAGCTCGCGACCGGTTGCAGCTCAATCCATTGGACGGTGGCGACGAGCCGATCATCCCGCTGAACATGCAGCAGCCATCCAAGCAGCCACTCGCGGGCGACCGCGCGGACGATCCAGCGACCCTGCGACGGAGGGCCAAGCAGCGCGAGGCACTGGTCGCCAGCCTCGGACTGGTGGCGCAACGGGTTATGCTTTGGATTGGCGGCAAGGCGAATAACCCCAATAATTTCTTAGCTCAAGTTAACCAGATCGGAGCTCGCCATCAGCAATTGGCGAGGGACTGGCTCGCGCCCATCATGGGGTTGATCGGGTTGGAGTACGGATCACAGGACGACCTGACCGCGGCGGGGACGCAGCGAATCTTGTCAGCGCTTGAAGAATCACTTGTTGAAGCGGCGGAATGCACGCCGGAGGTGCTGCCGTCTCGCGTCGCAGGATTGCAACGATCGGTGATCGCCATGTGTGAACGGGTGGCGGGCGACATTTTTGAGGAGGTAAAAAAAGATGGAGACGCGAATTTACACGTGGCAGCCGGTTGAGCTTCGAGCTGCGACCGACGACGAACCGGCCAAGATTGTCGGCGTCGCGGCGGTATTTTACGATGGGACGCCGCAAACCGAATACCGCGTCGGTGGATACACCGAACGCATAGAACCTGGAGCATTCGATCAGGCTGTGCGCGAGGATGACATTTTCGCCCTCTTTAACCATCAAGAAGACATGGTGCTGGGCAGGCGCAAGGCCGGTACGCTAGATCTCACAATCGATCAGCGTGGGCTGAATTACGTCATAACACCAAGCAATACGACAATCAGCAGTAACTTGGTTGAAATGATACGCCGCAATGAGGTTACGGGCAGCAGTTTTTCATTCCGGCCACGGCATAAAGGAGAACGCTGGGAACAGAACGGAAGAGACCAGCCAGTTATCCGGACCCTGACGGACGTGATGGTGCGAGACGTCGGGCCCGCGACCTTCCCGGCATATAAAGCGACCGAAACGTCATTGCGGTCCGCGTCTGACGAAGCCATAAGGTCATTCCTAGCCAGACGGGACAGTCAAGTGGAAGATGAGTTGGCCGGGTACTTCACTCGCGTTGCATTTGCGACGGTCGGATGCCTGGATTGACTTCACAGTCTCGAATCCGTAGATTGGCAGTAGACAAATCGATTCTGCAATCGCTGTAGGCTTTTGAGCCGATCGCGGTTGTGCAAGACGCAACCGCCGTATCCCAAGAGGGAATGGCTTGCACGGTTCGTTTCAACACGAGCCTGGCGGGCCATTCCATTTTTATTGCGCCTGCCAGGACAGCCTAGCAGGAGCAATGTAATGCCAAACATTACCAAACTTCTCCTTGAGCAGCGTGGTCCGCTGGTCAAGCAGATGCAGGATATGGTGAAGCTGGCGGCCGAGGAAAAGCGGTCGTTTACGACGGAAGAGCGTGAGAAGTTCGACCGTCTCGACAAGGAACAGGCCGACCTGAAACAGCGTGCGGACGATGCCCACAAGGTCGAGACACTTGAGGGAATCGATCTCGGTGACCCGACCAAGCCGAAGCAATCGCCAGCTGGCGACGATGGGGCCAACCTGGTCGACATGAGTCGCGGGCTTCGCTCCTGGCTCATGACGCCGACCGGTCGAGTCACACCGGACGAGATGGCGTATTCAGAGCGCTGCGGATTCAACCCGAGCGCCAAGCTGATTACGATGCGGTTCGATCGGCGATCGCAACCATCTCCGACGAGTTTGGTGGAGGCACAGGATCGTCTGCAGCGTGCTCTCGACGCGTCTCCCGAAGAGCGAGCCCAGTCGGTCGGGACCACGACGGCGGGCGGATTCACCGTGCCGGACGAGATGATGCGTGCAATCGACGTCGCGATGCTGCAATTCTCGCCCATGCGTGCTACGTCGACCGTCATTCCGACGTCGACGGGGGCCGATCTGCCGATCCCGACGACGAACGACACGGCCAACAAGGGCGAGATCATCGCCGAGAATACGGCCGCGAACGAACAAGACGTGACGTTTGGCCAGTTGGTGCTGCAGGCGTACAAGTACAGTTCGAAGATGGTCCGGGTTTCTATCGAGCTGCTGCAGGACAACAGCGTCAATGTGCCTGTGTTGCTCGGCCGACTGTTAGGTGAGCGAGTTGGGCGGATCCAAGCCGACCATTTCGCCGTCGGGACTGGTACGGCCCAGCCCAATGGGATCGTGACGGCCGCCGCTACCTCAGGCGTGACGTCCGCCAGCAACAGTGCGCTGACATTCAGCGAGATTTTGCAGCTGAAACACGCCGTCGACCCTGCCTACCGTGGCCCCGGATCTGGATTCATGGGCAACGATACCACGTTGCGAATAATGAAGGAGATCGCGGACAGCCAAGGCCGGCCGATCTGGATGCCGAACCTGACGGACGGCGAGCCGGACCGATTCGATGGATCGCCATTTTTTGTGAACCAGTCGATGGCATCCGGATCCAGCGCGAAGGCTCTACTGTACGGGCAGCTTGATAAGTACCTGATTCGCGACGTGCTGGAGTGGAACGTGCTGCGGTTGGATGAGCGTTACGCCGAGCTCGCCCAGATAGCATTCCTCGGATGGACTCGCAATGACGGGGATCTCTTGGACGCGGGCACGAGCCCGGTTAAGTATCTCACGATGGCCGTATGATCACGCTCCCGGTTGGCGGCCCGTCTTGATGATGGGCGGGTCGCCTATTTTCATCATCGCAAACATCTGAGGATTCAGAGATGCGAGTGCAATTCACCGAGACGGTGGACGCTCCCACACACCGGTTCGAGGCGGGGGCTGAATACAATTTGCCCCCGGAACTGCTGCAGCCCCACGTGGACGCGGGTAGAGCGGTCGTGGTGATCGAGCGGGCGATTGAGCCGCCCGTGGAAAGTCCCGAGAAGCCCCGGCGCCGGAGGCCGAAAAATGCTTAACACACCGGTTTTTGTCAGCGGCGGTACTGGCACGGTGATATATGTAGACCAACTCCGTCGGCAAGTACGGCTAGACAGCACGGACCAGGACGTGGACCTGAACGAGCTGTGCGCCGCCGCGGTCAAGTACCTCGAGACTCGCACCAGCCGCGTGTTGCTCACCACCGTGCTGGATTGGACGCTACCGAGTTTCACGGCTCACACGCTGCTCGACGATTATCAGATCCAACTGCCGCGCACACCGGTGCAGAGCGTTGACCAGATTCTCTACTATGACACAGACGGAGTGCAGCAAACGCTCGACCTGAGTTGGGTCGGCAACAACGTCGATCTACTCGACGACGGATTCCTGTTGCCGGTGATCGATCTGCAGCCTGGCAAGACTTGGCCCAACACCCAAGAGAGGCAAAACGCGGTGACGATCCGATTCACGGCGGGGTACGGGACCGTGCCAGCCAGTATGCCGGCCGACGTGAATCATGCGATCAAGGTTTTGGTATCGCACTTTTATGAGTATCGCGGACCCGTGATCGACGGCAGCTCGCCAGCGGTGGTGCCGTTCACATTACAATCCATGGTCAACCAATTACAGGTGGGGGATTACCCCTTGTCGGTCTGATGACGAGACGCGCCCGAGCTGGGCAGAAACTAGGTAGACATCTTGGGGCGATCGAAAAACGGGACGCCCCGCTGACGGACTTCAGCGCCTCGCAACCGAGCTGGATAGAGTTTCACCGTGGTTACTTCGGCATTCGTCCTTTGTCCGGGCGAGAATTGCTCGTCGCGAGGCAAGTCGACGCACAGGTCTCGCACGAGATCACCACGCGATACAAGGCGGGCGTCACCAGCGCGATGCGGATCAAACTGGACGACGGGAGGATCTTTCAGTTCGTCGGCGCGTTGAACGCCGACGAGGTAAATCATTGGATGATCTCCCTGGCAGTCGAGGACGTGAGCGATTATGGCAGCTGAGCGTACGACCGGGTCGGGCGTGTTCATGACTGGCGACAGAGCAATCGACCGGCAGCTGATTGCGTTTGAGGCGAAGGTGCAAAAGAAAGTCGGTCGTAAGGCAACCCGGGCCGGAGCACGAGCGGTGCTGGCCGCAGTGAAGGCAAACGCACCGTGGCTGACGGGCACGCTCAATGATTCGCTGAAGGTGCGGGCGCTGAAAGTCAGCCGGCGACGCGGCAAAAAATTCGGCCATCAAGTGATCGTGGGCGAAGGTGATGCACAAGGCCTGTTCAGTGGTGATGCGTTTTACGCCGGATTTCTGGAATTCGGTACTAAGGAACGCAAACACCGGCGGACGGGCAAATCGGTCGGACGAATCGCCGCGGGTGAGCACGACTTCATTAGGCGGGTTTTATATGACAACGCCGAGACGGTGCGGTCCATATCGATTAACGAGTTGCGGGCGGCTATTCGCGAGGTGGCCAAAAAATGATAGAGAAGGCGCTCAGGACATTTTTGCTGTCGCAAACGAGCATCACGAACATCGTCGGCAGCTCGGCGGTATATCTGGGGCGCAGGCAGGATCACTCGGGTGTGGCGGCGATCACGATCGCCAGTAGTGGTGGCGCGGGAGAGTATGTGCTGTCAGGAGAGGCGGACGTTGCGGCACCGATCCTGTTGATCACCTGTTGGGTGCGTGGGCCGGCTACCGATGTGCTGGATAATCTGTACGACGCCGTCCGGCTAGCCGTCAGCGGCAAGCGTGCAACGTGGGGGACGGTCGAGGTCGAGGGCTGCACGCTTGAGGGCGGCAGTGGTCGCATACTCCAAGAGTCGCCCCGAGACGGTGACAAGCTGTGGTGGTTCGGCCGGATCCTTAACTTGCGCGTGACCTATCGGCACACGCCGACGTGGACGTGACAAGCCTACAGAGTCCAGAGTCCAGAGTTGAAAGACAAAGGAGATAAACATGAAAACGAGTGGAACTGGCAATCAGGCTACGCTGACTTTCACGTCGTACACGGGCCGCATTCGGCGAATTAGCGGGCTGGTCGAGACGCTCGAAGCGCTGGATGACAACGACTTGTCCACGACGGTATATGAAGAAAGTGTGGTATCGGATCTCATCACGCTTGAGCCTCAGGATTACGAGATCTTTTTTGATCCAAACACGCCACCTGTTTTTACCGGCGTGCAAACGTTAACGATCACCTGGCCGTCTTGGTCTGGCAGTGTGACGCCTTTTACGCTCGGCGGCACCGCGTTCGTCATACAGCGTAGCTGGGGAGATGTGGCAAACAACGAACTCAACGTGGGAGGTTTTCAGGTTAAATGGGACGGCAAGACCGGACCGACATTGACGCCGGGGTCGGACGTATAGCTAAGGACGGCATTGAGCTACGGCCCATGCTGACTAAACGCGAGCGTGTGCTGCGGTCGTTCCTGTTGCTCCATGAGCGATTTGTCGGCTACTACGATCCGCCGACCGGGACGGTGCACTATCTAGAGGACGTCGCGGACTCGGACCAGCTACGGATCCATCGGGTGCTACAAATGCATGACCACCGCAAGCAGCGCAAGGTCAGCCGTCCGCCGCCGCTGCTGCCCGACGAGATCGACGCGAACACTGCCAATAACACGACATCCAAGATCTGGTGCCCGGAGGACTACAAATGATTGTGAGCCGTGAGGATTTTAGGAAATACGCCGAGCGACGGTACATCACCGAGTCGATACCCGAGTTTGGCGACATTCGGATCAGGTCACTAACGGAGCGAGAACGGTCCGGCCTTGAGGCCAGCCAGCTGACCGAGGAAGGATCGTGGTCGCGAGAGGACTCAGTGCACATGCGCGTTCGGTGGATCGTGTTGTGCGTGGTGGACCAGGAGGGCGAGCGGATCTTCACTGACCGCGATACGCCGTGGCTGGAACAGATCGACTCGGCGATCACCAATGTGCTATTTGACGCATGCCGGCGTCACGTGGGCATTTCGGATCAGGACGTGGAGTCGCTACTAAAAAACTCCGAAACAACGGAAGGCGACGATTCGCGTTCCGACTCGCCGCAATGCTCGGCCGCCTAGATGTCGCGGCCATGCTGGATGAGATAGAGCCTTGCAAGTTTGATGAATGGATCGCCTACATGTTGCTTGAGACATCCACAGCGCGAAGCAGTGCGATGATTTGCGCGACGCTCCACAACGAGACGGAGCGAGCATTAATCAAGCTGGGAAAAACCACGGTGGGCGATGCGGACTTACACTCGCCAGCAGATTATTTGCCTGGCGATCAGACCCGCAAGCCGGACCGGGCCAACGGCCGTTGGATGACGCCGGACCAATTTGCTCAACAACTGCAGCAACGTCAGGTACCTCATGTCGATTATCGGTGAGCTGGCGGTCAACGTCGCCATGAAGACACTGGGATTCGACAAGTCGAAGCGCCGGGTCCGGAGTGGTATGCGCGACATGGCGTTGGCGGCCAAGCGTGCTACCGCTGCGTTCCGCGGCATGGCCGGCGCGTTGGGTGTCGGCCTAGGTGTCGGTTCAATCGCCTTTGCGCTCAAGCGGACGGCGGAACAGCTGGACAGTTTGGCCAAGACATCGCGCAAGCTCGGATTGGCTGCGCAACAGCTGGACGGCTTGCGATTCGCCGCCGGGCAGACCGGGGTCGCGGC